GTGGCGGGGGTAGCGGTTACGAGTCCGTGCGTTTGGTTCAAGCCACGAGTAACACGCCCTTTGGCATCTACGGTTACTGAGTTGTAAGAGCCTGCGGTTACGCCAGATTTTGCCAAAGTCATCGTACCTGTGGTATTTTGCAAACCATCAAAATTGACATTCCACGAGCCGTCTCCTGTCATTGCGATGTTGCGAGCGGTTTGTAGTTTAGTGGCGGAGATGGCATTTTCAGTTTTGCCAAGTTTGCCATTATTAACAAGTCCAATCTGCCTTGCCAGCTCATTTTTTAGCCACAGCGTACGGTTGGCAAGCTGTCTTGGAGCTCTGTTGTCAATGCCGTTTTCGCCACCCATCACAGGGTCAGAAGTTTCAAGCTGATAAATACCAGCTTCCCAAGTGGAAGTTTCTTGCAAGTTTGCCATAATCTTTTCCTTACAAATTAAAGTCGGTTAAGCCGTGCCACGAGTGTATCTGCCATCTCGGATGATTTTACCATTATGCCGAATGCTTGCCTGTGTAAAATCAAGGGCGGACAAGATGCAGCGAGCGGGGGCAAAGGCGGACAAAGTCTTTCTAAGCAGGTTCGCCTGTTCAAGGGTAATCGGCTCGTGAATGATGATGCGGTAATACGCCCAGCGGTCAGAATGTCCGTAGTTATAGACACCGTCTCGCCTTGTAATCTCGCCATCGTGCCGTTTGCCACCAAAGCCCTCGATGAGTGCGGCATTGCCAAAGCCAAGCCGTCTGACAATCTCTTTGACCGCCCACGGTGTGCCTTTATAACGGTGCAACTCATACGCCCCTTTAATAAGATTTCGCCTTGCTTCATCACTCTCGGCAAGCCAATAGCCGTCCACTCCCGCCACGCTCATACTGTCTGCCAAAATCGGCAAATGCAGGCTGTCCACAAGGTCAATTAGGCGAATTAAGAGCTTATCTATCGGCAAATCATCAAGCGATAAACCCAAATCCGCCAAAGCGGTAAAGGTTTGTTCTTTGGCAATCACATCGGCATAGATGAGCGAATTGTCGGTTGAGGTATCAGCCATCGGTCTGCCCCACAATGCGGATATTGATGTTGTTACAAATGGCAACCGTATCAGGGGCAATGGCGGTCAAGGTGGGGCTAATCAGCTTCACATCATAAACGCCCGCCACTTGCAAAGTTTTGGCGATGTTTAGTGGCACAATGTCTTGCCCCAATTTGCTTTCTACTTCCTGCTTGTAGGTATCAAATGCACTTTTGGCATTCGCCAAGACCTCATCAACATTTGCCCCTGTAAAGGTGGTCAGTTCAGCATTTAGGGTAAAATTAACCACTTTTGCAGAATTGACCGTTACCGTGTCGCATAAGGGGCGTACTTTTTCGTCATTTAGGGCTTTGGCGACCTCACGAATTAAGTTATCCGAGATGGGGATAGATTTACCCAGCAAGTACACCGCCACGGTTCCGCCAATCGGCTGTCCCATTCGGTCGGTGGCATTGCCGACATACACATCAATAATCTCTTGACTGACTGAGCGAGCAAAGTAGGCGTAGGCTCCTTTTGAGCCTGCATTACTAAACCGCTCAAATGCCATCATAATCCGCTCCCGATAGCTTTCATCATTCTCCACATCCGCCCCATTTTGGCTAATGGTGGTGTTTTTAACAGATACGCTAATGGTGGGGTGTGGGCGAGTTGCCAGCGTGCTAATTTGCCCAACCGCATAGCCATTGCCCATTGTACCTGTTTGGGTGCAAACAGCATTTAAACGAATGATTGGACTGTTTTGGTTAAGCTGTCCGCTCTGGGTGGTAGCAAAAGCGACATTGCCCGCCAAAACTTGTGTACCTGTGCCAATTTGAATGGTTAAATTGCCAATCTCAGAAGGACTAACGCTAAATTCCAAGACCGTATCCGCAGGCTGTGCAGACAGGCGATGCGTGCCAAAATCCGCCCCTGCGACATCAAGCATCAAGCCTGTGGCATAGGGAATGTGCTGTTGGCGATAGGCTTCATTGAGCTGTTTTCTGAGCAATAATTCACGAAATGCAAAGGTATTGATGAGCAGGCGTTCAATATGAGTAGGTTGCAACACTTTGCCTGCTCGGTTTTGGTAGTCTTTAATCGTTTGGCTTAAAATTGTGCCGATGTCATCGTCCACGATTTTAAGATTTTCTCGTTTTGGTAATGCCACGCCTTGCCCCTATGCTCTTATGTTTTAAAGTATAAATTCGCTTTTATAAATCTCGCCTTTGACACTGTCCGCCACTTGCCAATCAATCATCATCGTCAAATGCGGTGCTTGCCCCATAAAATAAATGTCTTTGATGATGGCTCGTTTTTCCCAAGTTTGCATTGCCAAATGAATCTCACGTACCACATTGGGGATTAAAATGTCAGTTGGTGCGTCCAAATAATCCAGATGAGCCGAGCCAAAGGTCGGACGCAGTACATCAGAGCCTTTTTTTGGTGGTCAAAATAATCTCGATACAGCGATGAATGTCGTCAATGTCAGTCATTGCCGTGCTGTCAGCCGATAATTGCCAATGGCGGTGGTTGATGGTTGTCATTTTGACCTACAAAAAATACACCCAAAGTGATTTGGGTGTATTGTAGGGGGTTTTGGAATTTGGGTCTTTTAAAGGGTTTTAAGAAAAATCTAGGGTGTGCCCGTTCGGCTATTGCCACGAGCAACCCCACCGTGTGTGTGCGATTTTAGGCTAACCCCACCGCCCACCACATCTATGCTTGCGGTCAATTTGCCTTGTACTTGCACATTGCCCGTCATAATGGTGCTTGGGGTGTCAAGCGTTACTTGTTTGGCAGATTTTATCAGCACATCGCCACTGGTTTCTACGATGATTTGTCCGTTTTGGCGGTTATGGCTGATGACGGTGTCATTACTAAATCGCTTGACCCACAGCTCGCCATTATTGGTCGGTGGGGTGTCTTTGTTATTATAAATCACGCCAAGCACCACACCGCCATCACCGCCCGCATTCATTAGGCACACACAGGTCGCCCCCACATCGGGCAAGGCGTAGAACTGATTGCCACCTGCTCCCATTGTGATGACAGGAAGCCAGTCGCTTATCATACCGTCCAAAGCACCCAAAGCTACTTTTACTTTGTGGCTTTTTGGGTCAATCTCACTCACTTCGCCAAATTGGAGCGTGGCGGATAGGTTGTTATGGGCGTAGTTCATTGAGTATTTTCCTATGTTTCGTTGTCTTTTGGGTCCGGCTTAGGCTCTGATTTTGGGTCGCTCATTCTTGGGTCAATGTATTCAAGCATTTTAATCTCAATCGTGGTTAAAAAGCCTTGACTGTTTAGCGTATGGCGAGCCTGTTTAACCAGATATTTGCCACTAAATTTACCAAAGTCAGTCACCATAATCGTCTGACCCGCCACCAGCATAGCATTGCCAACCAGTTCAATCTCCCCTGCGATTTGCTCGTCCGCTTGGTTTTGGGCATGGGCATTTGCCATTGCTTGTGCTTCGCCGTCTGTGGCATTGTTGGGGGCGGTAATTTTTAGGGTGTCGGTGGTGGTAGGTTTTGCTCCTTTTCTTTTGGGTTTGGGCTTAGCGGTTTTGGTAATGGTTTGTTTCTTTTGGGTGTTGTAGGTAGAGACTTGCACCTCACTTGGTGTGTTTTTGATGACATCAAAAAAACGCACATCAATGACCGATGTTTTATCCAGTACCGCCACCGCTTCATTTTCTCCCAGTTTTTCATTGTCATAAAAGACCAGCGTTTTATCCACAATCTTAAAGCTATGCCCGTATGCCTTGGCAAGACGGGTCAAAAACTCCACATCTCGCTCTTGATACCGGGTTACGGTGGCGATTTTAATGTCTCTGATTTGCCCTGTTACCGATAGATTTAGGCGTTTTGCCACTGTACGGACAATGTCGGCAAGGGTGGTGTCTTTATAGACTTTGGCTTGATGGGTGCGGTTTGCCTTACTAATGCCTGTGGATAAAGCCTTTAACACCACCACGGACGGCGGATAGCGGTATTCTATCTCACTAATCTCAAATCGCCCAAGTGACATAAGCTCACCTGTATCATCCGCCAGCGACAGCTCCACGCCATCGCCATTGTCAGGATACCAATCATACAGCCAGTCACCATTTACATCTTCAAGCGTTAAAGTAATTTCGTCCGATTGGTCGGACAGATAATCGGTGTAATTGATTTCTAGCAAAAAAGGTGTGATGGCGTTTGTGATGTCTTTTTGCTCATAGATGACGGCAAATTTGGGCTTGTCGGTGTTTTGTATCATTGTGGTCTCCAATGGTCAATCTCTAAACCAAGGGGGTAGATTGGTGTTTTTGGCTTGCGATTTTTGGATAATCGGCACAAGCACGGTCGTGCCTGCGGTCAAGGTCTCAGATAAGGCAAGCTGTGGATTGGCGTCCATAATCCGCCCAATCTCATCCACCGTGCCATAATAGCGATGAGCAATTAAATCAAAGCGGTCGTGTTCATTGCAGGTGTGGATTAGTACGCTACTCATTTTTTAAATAATCCTATCTTTTAAATAGTTTTAGGGGTTTTTACTGGCAATTTTGGCGGTCAGTTTAGACACGGTGGATTTACCCACGACCATTGCTCCCATTGCCCCTATAAAAGCCGTTTTTGCCTGTGCCAGATTGCCACTTTGTACCGCTCCAATACCTGTGCCCACCTTGCCAAGCGTATCAGACACCGCACCGCCAAAGCGACCCATACCGTCCAATTTATCAGCATAAGCGGACAGTGCAGGAATGTTTGATAAGCCTTTGACAATATTTGAACCGTCCGACACAATCTCTGATAAGGTCAAAGCATAACGAGCAGGGTCATTACCAAGTTCGCCAAGCAAGGCGATTTTTGCTCCAATGCCATCAAGCAATCCTTCGCTTCTGTGCCACGCCCCCACATCTGCCATTAGGCTTGCCGTTTCAATGTCTATGGGAGCATTGATACTGTCGTCTTTGACTGACAATAACGGCACACTGTCCATCGTGGCAATGGCTGGCGTGGGGTTTGGGGCGGTGGGGTCGCCGATAAACTCGGTCAAATCCACATCAATGTCCATCGCCAAAGTGTCGCCTGTGTCATTTTGGGCGGTGGTGGTAATGGATAATTTGTCAATGGTATAAAAGCCTATCATCTGCCCTGAGCCTGTAACCAGTGCCTGTGCGTCTTGCGAGACAAAGGCTTGGTGCAATGCCTGATATTGCTGACCCACATCACCCAGTCGCCAATGCAGGCGTAAGCTAAATTTGAGCTTGTCAAGGAGTAGCCCCAAGCCTTGTGTGCGTGGCTTGCCCTGTATGACTTCGTGATGGACAAATTTGGCGTTGTGCGTGGTGGTCAAGGCGGTAAAGCTGTCGGTCATTTCAAATGTAATTTGCCCTAGCATGGCGTACATCAGTAGGCTCTCCGTAATTTATCTTGTTGCATTCTAGCGAACATTTTTTCAAATTCGGCTTGCGATATTTGCAAGGCTCTTTCAATTTTGCCCACATCACCCCCACCTGCGTTAATGGTGGGGTTAAAATGAATGGTAATGTTGCCTTGACTTTGAGAATTGATGGCGTTGGTGTTTGTCATTCTTGCTTGATGTTCGCCCACGCTTGTGCTGATTTGGGCGGACAGATTGCCCATTTTTGCCCCAAAGTTCGCCGTAACGCCACTTGCGACAGAGCCAATGGCGGACACAGGTTTTTGACCACCCTTGTCAATACCAATCGCCAAGCCTTCGGACACCCACGAGCCAAACTGACGAAACACACGGCTAGGGCTGTTAATGCCAAGCATTGATTTGGCACGCCCTGCCACATTGCCTACCACGCTACTGATTGCCGATGTTACCGCTCCTGCCATGGATTTGATACCACCAATAAGCCCTTGAATGATATTGACCCCAAAGGTGCGAAAGCGACCAACCAAGCCACTTAAAAAGCCCCAAACGGCTGAAAAAGCGGTGGAAAAGACGGAGGCGGGGCTAAATCCACGAATGACCGCCATTAAGCCCTGCACGCCTGCTGACACTAGATCCCTAATGTTTGCCCACACCGAGCCAATAAAGCCTGTAATGCCAGTCCATACACCCACTGCCACTGCTTGTACCGATGTCCAAAGCCCAGAAAACCAAGCGACCGCACCACCCCAAATACCGACAAGCCATTGCCAAGCGGCTGTTGCACCATTTACGATACCTGTCCAAACACCACCAATCCAACTGCTAATACCATTCCACAGACCACCAAACCAAGTGGTAAAGCCACTCCAAATACCGACCAGCCATTGCCAAGCACCGTTTGCCGCCTGCGTGATAGATTGCCAAAAGCCAATGAGCATCGGTTTAATCGTATCCCAATTTTTATAAATCAGATACGCCACGCCAGCGATTAGCATGCCGATAAGCACGATTGGGTTGGTAAGCATTGCTCGTCCCACAATAGCAATTACTCGCCCAATCATCATAAAGGCTTGACCAACTTTTACGCCTACGCTGACAAGCGATGAACCAAATAGCCTTGCAAAAGCCATGATTTTGCTAAGTATGGATACAAAACCTGTCGCTCCTGAGCGAATGAGATTAAACCCACCCGTAAACAGACTAATCGCAGTGCGGGCTTGACGAGCGGATAGCCCAAACAATCTCAGGGCAGAGACGGCTCTACCCATTTTAAACAAAGTAAACGCCCCTGACAGCATTCTGACCGTGCCAGCTGTACGAACGCCTATCCCTATTACACTCAGCAGTCCACTTGATAACAAACTAAATGCAAATCGCACACCCAAAGAACCCACTTTAAAGGCAAAAAGAGCAGCCACCACCTTAAACAAAGTCGCCACCAATACAGGATTGGCTTTGGCAAATCCAATCACGCTTTCAATCACAGGTTTGATGTCGTTAATCAGCCCATTTAAGGCAGGCAATACCACCGAACCAATGGCAATGCCCAAATGAGCCATATTGTTTTTAAGAAGTTGGATATTGTTGGCTGTGGTTTCAGCTCGGGCTTCATACTCTTTATTCATTGAGCCGTCAAAATTACTGGCATTTTTTATGCCTGCCAGTCGCTCTTCAATCAGCCCCAAATTAGCAAGCAACGGGGCAATGCCCAAAAGCGACTCAGAACCAAACAGTTCTTTTAAGGTGGATGCCTGCTCGTGTTTGTCCAATTTGCTAATGGCTTTTAAGACCGCAAGTGTCGTCCCTTCGGCATTGGTCTGCATATCTTTGGCGACTTGTTCGTGATCAAAGCCAAGTTTTTTCCACGCACTGATTTGCCCCTTAGTGGCGGTCTCGCCTGCCACCAAAGACAACATCATATTTTTGATGGAAGGCGCCGCCACTTCTTCGGCAATGCCAAAGCCTTTCATACTTGCCCCAAGCACCGCCACCGTGCCTGTGCTGTACCCTGCCACTTCGCCAAATGCCCCCACTCGTTGGACGATTTCCATAATGCTTTTGGCAGCAGCAGGGGTGGTATTGCCAAGATAATTGATTTTGTCAGCAAGAGTTTCCACGCCTTTTTGGTCTAACTGGAAAGCGGAGCGAAGTTCCGCCATTGATTGACCTGCTTGCTGAGCAGAAATGTCAAACGCCACGCCCATTTTGACCGCACTGTCAGCAAACTGCATTAACTGCTCTTTGGCAATGCCTGATTGACCACCCAATGCCACGATGTTGGCAATGTCGGTGGCAGACATTGGGCGAATGGACGATAACCTTAGAATCTCACTGGATAAGACTTCCACACCTTGTTTGGCAAGGATAGGATTGTCACCAAAATCCACGACTTTTTTGACATCTGCCATCGCACTTTCAAAGTCAATGGCAAGTTTAATTGGTACACTTAGGGTGAAGCCTGCCCCCACCAAACCCATTATCTCACCTTGCATATCCGCACGAGCTTGGCGATTGTTTTCTAGGCGAGTTTGGATGCCTGCTTGCTGGACGGCGTTCATTCGCAAGTCTCGCATTGTCCTGCCAAGCCGTTCGTATTGGCGTTGCAAGGCAGGCACAGCAGATGAGCCACCTAAGCGGTCTATCTCGCCTCTAAGCCGTCTTTGTTCATTACCCAAGATATTTGAGCTACGGCGAACGCTGTCCAGTCGCCTGTCAATGTACGAATGGCGGACATCGCTCCGCCAATCATTGCAGACGCACTAATAACAATTGATAATTCAGTCGCCATAAGGTAAAATACTCAAAATAAGATGATGAAAAAGGGGCTTAACAATGCTCGTTTTACTTTCTGTACTGGTTTTGATTGGCGTGGGTGTTTTTGCACTGCTTGCTCCTTTTGCATTCTTTTACGGCTTGTTTTCACAAAAAATCCGTGACAAACAAACCGCTTACCTTAAAGAACAAGCCCACTAACCCCCACCTTTTGCATATCCCGCCCCATAACCTGATTTAAGTTGGCGGGATAGTTGTTTTAGCCAGACATCAAAGTCATCAAGCGTTAGCTCATCAATGGCTTGACTGTTCCACCCATACCACCACGCCAAATCAGCAATGGCATCATAGAGTTTATCAAGCCAGTTGGGGTCAGGCTGTCCGTCCTTAGAGTTCGCTAAATTTGCGAAAAGTGTCTTGGATTTGTTTATAATCCACTTGGTCTAATAAATCCAAATCTTCTGGCACAAGTGAAGTCAGGCGAGCAAATAACGCCAGCTCCTGCTCCATTTCGTTTTTCATTTGCCCAACTGCTCGCAAATCGCCCACTTTGGCACGACGCATTTTAAGTTCGCTCACCGTTTCGCCCAGTCCGTTTTTAAAGGGGTATTTCAAGGCAATAGCAATGTGTGTACCAAGCTGTTCTTGGATAAGATGGGCAGGATTGGTGGTTTTTTGATTTTGGCTTGACATAACAAACTCCGTAAATGAAAGGTTAAAAAAATACGCTCATCAAACGATAAGCGTATTTTAGAGAGTTTGGGATTTTGGGTCTTTTAAAGGGTTTTAAGAAAAATCCTTTAAGCCCCCACCACACGGCGAAAGTTCGCCAGCACATCCGTGCCATTCACACGATACTCATTTTTAAAGGCATTAAAATAAAATACTTCTTTGCCGTCCACCAGCTGACGCACTTCGTGGGCGGCAAAGGTGCTGGAAAACTCTGCTTTTTCTTTGGGTTTGTAACTTCCCAAAGGGTTTTTGGAGAATGTGCCTGTCAGGATTGTAACCAGTGGTACTTCCGCTGCCAAGCCTTGTGCATCGTGCTTTTGAATGTCGGCACGCACCATCAGCTGAACCGCTTTAAATGGATGATAGATGGTGCCAAAGACATTTTCATAAAAGCTGTTCCAAGTAATCTCGCCTTCTAGTGCTTCTACGCCTGATGGCAGTTTAATCGTACCAGCAAGCCCCAAACCCTTGTATTCATCTTGGGAAATTTCCACATCAGGTAGCTTGATTTCACTGGCTTGTCCCAGTAGGCTGTTGCCATTGACATAAATGTTGGCGTTAAAAATGGCGTTAATTTGCATGGTTTTTCCCCTTATTTTTTACCAGTCAAATTGACCAGGTATTTTCTGGTCATTACGCTGGCATTGCTGATGCGTTCGGCAGGCAGTTTTGGTGTGTAGTCATAGACGAGCGGAATTTGCCCTTTGCTAAATGCGTCCACAAGGTCATAATCATAGTCAAGTCCCACCGAATAGCCAACAATGGATTTAAGCGTTCCCAAATAAGTGCGAATGCCCTCGATAAGGCTATCAATCAGAGCATCATCAATCGGTCTGTCTACATATTGCAGCTCAAACTGGCGGATAGACTCATCAATGATGTCGCCTGTTCTTTGAGCGACTTCAAAGTTTTTGATATGACTGACAGACGGAAAGCACGCCAAGCGGTTGCCCCACGCACGAAAGCCTGTGCCATAGCTGTTAAAGACGGTGCTAATGCCTTTTTCGTTTAGGCGGTTGGTCTCAGACTGTGGGTCGTCAATGCGAGCGGTGAGCGGGATTTCTAGGGCGGTTACACCAAGTAGCTCATGGTTGGATTTTGAATGCCAGTAGCCTTTGTCCACATCTACTTTCATACGCAGACCCGCCAAATGCGTGGCAAGGTGTTCTGTGCCCAAAATACCCACGACATACGGATAGCACAGCTCAGCACGGTCGGAACTTGTGTTAAAGTTAATCGTGCCACTTGCCCCACGCCCAGTCAAGGCAACCGATAGGCTTGTGCCTTTGGGGGCGTTGATGTAGGCGATGGCGTTTAGTTTGGTTGCCATGGTAATCATCGCTGAGCTTGCCGTGGCGGTCTTATCATACTCTGGTACGATGATGATTTTAGCATCCGCTCCAAACTTACCAAAGCCCTCTGTTAAAAGCTCCAAGCCTGTGCGTTTGCCACTGCTTGCCGCAAATCCGCCCAAAATATCCGCCTCAGTAACTTTGGCAGGGTCGGTGTAAGTATAGCTAATCGTTGGGGCGGTGGGGCGAGCGTTAAAGGTAATCTCGCCTGTCAGCGTGTTAATGGTGTATTGATTGGCATTTAGCACGGTTTGACCGTCTTTGACGGTATAGCCCCGTTGAATAGCTGGCTTACGGGTTTTGGCGGTTAAGGTACCCGCATCCACGGTCAAGACTTCATTAGTAACGACAGTCTTGTGGCGAGCAGGGTCGCAGACATTAACCACATAAGCAAGACCTGCTTTGTAGCGTGTCCAGATATGGGCAGCATCAGGCAAGGTAAAGCCTGCACGGGTCGCCTCATCTCCACCAAACTTGGCAAAATCTTTATTGGTTTGGCATAGGGTTAGCACATTGACATCACCAATGGGAGCAGTACCCACAATGGCGGTAATCGCCCCATTAACGGTATAGACAGGGCTAGAACCACCGTCAATGCGACGGGTTTCGGTGCCGTGATGAAAAGACATAAAATACTCCTTTTAAGTTAAGGGGTTTTCTTTTTAAGGGTTGAATTTAAAGGGTCAAAGGGGCGTCTTGTGTGGACTTGTATCATTTTGGGGCGATTGTCAGGCTGACAGACTTCCACGCTTTGGGTCTCGGTGCGTACTTTCAGCTCATATTGCCAAGCCCCACCGTCTTGGTGCAGATAGCGTTCGCTGACCAGATGAATTTTGTTGCAATGTTTAGGGCGAAAGCCTGTGATGACTGCTCGCACCTTGTCAAGCAGGGCAATCGCCCCCTTATCGTGGTGTACGCCACGCCCAAAGACGGTCAGTGAAAAGGTTAATTTACGAGTTTGGACAATGGCGTGCGTGTCGTCCGTCATCTCATAATCAGACCCCTGATAACCAATCAATACCGCCCCAACAGCGTGAATAAAGCGATAAGTGGCAGGATTATCAGGAAATAAATCCACTTCTACGCTGGGCAAATCCTGACGGAGCTTTTCTCGCACACTTGCCAAAATCGCCAAAGTCATGCTATCCGCCATCAGTAACCACTCCAATCTGATTTGCCACGAGAACGAACACGATACGCCCCACGCTCTTTTTGTAAGGCGTTTTCGTTTTTGGTAAGGTCGGTGGCAAATAGGTGCATTTTGCCATTTTGAACGAGATTTAACATTTTTAAAGCATCATCATAGGCGGTTTGTAAGGTTTTTGGCATTTCGCTGGCGTTAATCCGCCGTTTATGTAGCCAATATCTAGCAATGTCGCCACACCAAGTATTTAAAAGCGTTGGCACAGATTGCAAAGGCAGAGCATAACGCCCCGCCAAATAACCGTCCGCCACTTGGCAAGCGTGGCTGATTGCCTTATCCACCACCGCCCAATCAGGCTCGATGTCTTGATAATCATAATGGTTTTCTAGGTCATCACGGCTAAGCTGGATAAGCTCTACCTTGCTACACAAGGCAATCATCTCATCACGGCTGATATAAGGGGCGATAGAGGTCATTGTTTAGCCTTGTTGTTTTTTGGTTTTGGGGGTGGATTTTTTAGGCTGGGCAGTTTCGGTGGTAGCCACTTCATCGCTGACTGTGTCGTCATTAGCAGTTTCGTCCACTTGTGGAGCAACTTCATCAGTTGGCTCATCTTGAATTTTTGGTGTTGGCTCTGATTCAAAAACTGGCTCGGATACAGGTTCATCGACTGGCTCATCTGACACACCATCAAGTAGCGTGGTATGGGCAGAAACTTTGGCATACACATCGTCAGTCAAATCAATGATTTGACCTGTTTCAATGCGTACCATCTCGCCATTTTGTTCAAGGATTAAAGGTGTGTTTACTTGGACTTTTTTCATTACTTACTCCTTATCTTAATAGGACTTTGACAGGTTCGTTTGCACCACTTGCCGATGATAGGGCGAGAAATTGCCCTGTTTCGGACTTGATGGCACAGCCTTGGGCATCGGAAGCAACTTTATCGCCTTGGGTAATCGCACCGCCAGATTCCACAATACTCACGCCCAAAATTTCTACTGCCACAGACTCGCCAGCTTTGGTGTCCACAGGCACGACACCAAAAATAGGGTCGTCGGCTGTGGCTTGTCTGCCTTTTACACTGACAAAGCGATTGCCGATAAGCTCGCTCATCGCCAGCATTGTTACAGCGACAACAGCGGATTTGGTTGGATTTGCCATTGTTACTCCCCTTACAAAAGCGTGTTTTTGATGTGATAGCCGTGCGATGCCCACAGCTCGTTAATAGCATTATCAAAGGCAATTTTACGCCCAATGTTTTCATCAAATTGTTTGGGGTCAATACAGCCAGATTTACCAATCACGGTATAGCCACTTTTTAAAGTCAAGGCACACACCGTGCAAGTTTCGCCAAAGCAAGCATATTCTTCTTTGTCAATCAAGGCTTGCAAGTCTTCTTGGGTAATTTTGGTCATTTTAATCTCCAAAGGTTAAATCACATTTTCAAACAAGAAACCACACGCACCGCCCACGACAGCAGCTTTACGAATGTCGGTATAACGCACATATTGCACCTTACCACCCACATCATCATATCTGTCCACGACAGGCAACCCACGGCGACGCAAAGTATAGCCAAACGCAGGTACGCCCTCATCATTACCGCTTGGTACTTGGTCTGGGCGGACAATCAGACTGGCAAAATTACCCCAAATCGGTTTGGTTTGCTTATTGCTCACTGGGATAGACACCGCATTACCGATGAGAATTTCATCAAGCTCTAACAGCTCTTTGAGCGTGCTGACATTGAGCAGTGGCTTATTGGCACTATCGCTAATCAAGGATCGAAGTTTGGCACTTCGGCGAATTTGGGTATAGACCTGACCGCTTAGTACGAGCGTCTTTGGGGTTACGCCTGTGGCACTTCGCACCTGCTCTTTGGCATCGTCAATGATGGTTTGAATGTCGGCATCATCTTCTGTCCACTTGGCGGATGCAAAGTCTTTGCTGTGAGCATTGGCATAGACCGATTTTGTTTGGATAAGTCTTGCAATTTCAGCTTCTTGGCGAAGTTGCACCCCTTGGGTTACACGGCGGGTGGCTTTGGCGTGTTCGTCAAATTGACTCTCGTGAGCTTCACGGTAATCCACGCCTGCCGCCAAATCGTGCTCTTCTAGCACCACAGGCATTGTCGTGGACTTATCTAGCGTGATGATGTTGCTTGCTGCACCAACCGCTCGCTCGGTCTCATATTCCACCAGCGACCCTTTGCCAAAAATCGGCACTTTAATGCCTTCTTTATCGGTATAAACCACAGGCATAATCTGCTCGCCAATAAAATCCGACTGCATATAGCCCAAGGCAAGATTGGTTAAAACTTCGTCTTTGCCACGCAGATGTAATAGATGTGTTGCACTCATCATATACTCCTAAATTATTTTAAAATTAAGCCGTACGGCGGGCAGCTTCTTCATAGCTGATGTTATCGGCTTTCATCAAGGCGACCGCTCGCTCGTGGTGGGACATATTTTCGCTAAAATTGACCGTGCTTTTGGTAACTTTGTCAGTCAGGTGTGAATGCTGTTTTGGCAAGTTACCCAAAAATTCTTTAAAGGCGACCGCCAATGGCTTTTTGTCATCGCCTTCGCCAAAGTCAGCGGTGGTGTCATTTGGAAATTCGGCAAAGTTTAACACCTGGGTCAATAGCTCTTTATCGCAGGGCTTAATCTTGCCATCTTTGACCAGAGTTTCGGCAAAATTGGCATTGACGACATTTGCCACATCTCGCTCTTTTTTGGCTTGCTCGGCTTTAAACTTGACAAGTTCGGCTTCGGCTTTTTCGGCTCGTGCCAGTGCTTCGGTTACATCTTGATTCATTGTATTCTCACTTTGGTTGCTTTGGGTTGGGGTGGAATTTAGGTCATTGGATTTGCCATCGCCATCAGTATCAGTTTTTGGTGGAGTGTTGGTGTCCACGCTTGGATTTACTGTATCAGCTTGATTTGCAGGAGCTTCACTAAAATTAAAAAATCTGGCAAAGATACTTTTAATATCAAAGACAAGTTTTTCACTCTCGGACAGCTCGCCAAAACTGACAACGCCGTCGCTATCATCATTAAAACTCACAGGCGATAAGCCTTTGACCGCAGGGGGCAGTGCTCCTAAAAACCCAATGTGGCGTAGATACCAACCATCAGGCTTAGGGTTGCTTGGGTGTTTGGGTGGGTAGAAACTTGCTGAGAGTTTCTTATAACGACCTTGTTTAACTAAGTCCACAAAGCCTGCGTCCATTTCGCCAAACTGGGCATACAGCTTGTCGTCTTTGGCGGATAGGGATTTGACCCAGCCATAAGCAGGAGCGTTGTCGTCTGGGTGTCCGATGACGATGGGGGCTTCGTGAAAGCTCGGATTGTAGCCCTTTGCAATGGCATCAAGATCGTCAGGCGTGATGGTAACTTCTTTGCCTGAGTTATCGGCTCGTGTGCCAGCGATAAAGATTTCGTGTTGTATGGTTTGCATAAAATTAACCCCATATTTTTGGGTTATTATGCAAAACTTTGGCAGATTGGTCTTTTAAAGCGTTTTAAGAAATTTAGTGGATAAATCAAGGATTTTAATAGGATTTGAAAATGGGCGATTTTAGGGGTTTTGGGGCGTATTTGAGGTAATGTGGGGATTTGGTGGGATAGGGGCATTAAAAGCGGTTTTGACCGTTTTTGACCGCCTTTTGTGAGGGGTTTGGATAACATCAATCGTCCCACAAGTAGAATTGGCGGGTATTAAACTCAAGTTGGCGTTGTTCTTTGATGATGGCGTAAATGCGTTGCAAGGTTACACCATATTTTTTGGCAAGTACTTCGTGGTTGTCGCCTGTGAACTCATCATAGATTTGGCGGTTACGGCGGGCGGCTTTGCCTGAGATGTTTTTAGGGATATACAAATTCTCACCGCCAAACTCATCAAGCACGGTGTCGGTACTCTCTTCGGCAATGGCGTTCGCCTGTGTCTTATCCACGCCTTGACCGAGCAGGGCGTGATAAATGATGTCGTATAGGGCTTGACTAAATTCGTGTTGGCGAGATTTGCTCATCATTATATTCCTTTTGGCTTGTTAATGAGGGTTTTTATTTTGCTTTTCTAGTCGCCTACGCCAGTTTTTTAGGCGTTCTATGATATTGCTGACTTGCTCACTACCCAAATCATCTATGGTGGTTTGGGTTTGGTTTTTGATATAAGTTGCCAGTGCTTGCTCACTCTCATTTCTAACCGCTCCCAATGCGTGTAAATCCAGCCACAGATGGCGGATGAGTTTGATTTGTTGCTCTGTGTCAAGGCTTGTTTTGTCATCAATGGGCTTTGGGTCTTTTTTCTTATGCGTTACCACAAACCCAAGCTGTTTTAACCTTGTCAATACCTTGTTTAATTCACTGACATTCATCGCCTTGGTACTGTCTTTGCCAGTCATTGCCACAAGGAGCGAGCGGTAAGTGTCGTCATCAAAGCACAGTTTACTTTTGCCGATATGGATAAGCTGAATGAGTTTGGGCTTATTTAACCCAGTTCGTTTGGTTTTATGTTGGCTCATTTTGATGTTCCTTAAATTGGTTATGATAAGCAAGGCTTGCCTCTGCTTATCATTTGGGCTTGGTGGGCTTAATTAACCGCTTCTTTTAGCCCTTTGCCCGCCTTAAACGATGGGACTTTTTTGGCTGGAATTGTCAGTTTTTCGCCTGTTTTGGGGTTACGGGCGGTGCGTTCTTTTTGGGTTTTAACAGCAAACGAGCCAAAGCCCACCAGATTGACTTCGCCACCTTTTGCCAGTTCGCCTTTAATGCTACCCAGCACCGCATTGACCGCATTCTCGGCTTGTTTTAGGGGTAAGCCGTCTAGTTTGTCATAGACAGATTTAACGAGTTCTTGTTTGTTCATAATATGTTACCTTTTAAAAAAATGGTCTGTTGGGACAATGACAAGGCGACCAACTCTTGCCATTGTTTTGCTCTTTTGTTTTTTAGGGGGGGTTAAAGATTGGCAAAATCAAGGCTAATCTGCTGATATTTTCCGTATTCATCTCGCTCATAGAACCGCATGTATTCTTTTGATGAGATGACTTGGGTGGCATCACTGATGGCGGTCATTGCTTTTTGCCATTTGTCATCAACGATGTTAAGACTACGCAAGGATAGCACTCGGCGGATGTTAATTTTGCCTTCTTTGTCCACCGCAAAGGCGTTATCAATAATGGCTTTGATGTTGTCGTTACTGCCTTTTGTCCACTCACGCAGACATTCGTCAATCAAGGATTTTGCAACCTGCAAGCGTTCATCAAAGACCAAATTATCTTGAATGGCGATTTGCACTTTGTATTTGCCATCAAAGCTCATTAAAGACACATTGCCTTTTTTACCGCCAATTTGGGTATCGTATTCTTGGGCGGAGAGTTCTACAAAGTTGTGAAATTCAGCAAAAAACTGCTCTTTGATAGACCGCATTTGAATTTGGAGACTTAGGGCTTGTCCCACAAGATTGATAACGGTTTCGTCTCTTAGCTTGTCAATTTCCTTGATTTTATCAAGGGGGATAAGGTGTCCTTTGTCGTTTAGGCGATAGCCTTCGGGGACGGTTACAGGGGTTTGGGTAGTCATAAAATTACTCCGATTGGGTTAGTAATCACTGTTTCGTTCGTGAAATCTATCTTGGCTTCTAACGTTTCGTCTTCGTTGTGAGCCAAAACCACAAGATACTGATTGAAAGCCAGCCTTTCGGTCAAAAAGTAAGAAAACTTACCATCGCACATATTTTGATTGCACTTATGGGCGACTTCTAGGGCTTCGTCTTTGTTGTAAGCTCGCACTTTCATTGAAATGGTGTCAATTTTTGGGGCAGTCATAATTTAGTCCTTATTAACTGGGTAAATTTGCAATTTTAGGGTTTTTTCATCACCTAGCGTGAGTGTCATACGAAGGTCTTTAAGTATGTCTGGGTCAGAAAAATAAATGTCCTCAAAACAATAACCTTCAACCAGTTTATCAGTGTGGTACTCAGCTAAGTCTCTGATATCTGAAATTTTTCGGTACGCACAAAGTAAGGCGTGTTCTAGTAAGTGTTTTGGGCAACTTGCTTCTAAGTATCCATCAACAGTCAAAGTAATTGGTTTTGGGATTGGTTCGGTCATAAAATGCTCCGTTTAGGTTGGTTTTCTTCGTACAGGGTATTCCCTACACAAATTAATCAAATGTCTTAATGGCATATCTTGGGGAGAAAAACTAATCCATCCATTGGTAGTGCGATATTCCCATTCATCACAACCAAGAGCCATTCTAGCGATGTCGTCAAAATTAACCATCATGATTTCTTTTGACATAAGGTCTACTATTATCACAATAATTCGCTCCTAGACTGTCAATACAAACAGTACGGCAATCATTAACGCCATCACGCAGATGAGCAGTAGGACAATCCAACCTGCTTGACGGTTCAGGCGGAGCTTGATTTGTGATAATTCAAAACGCATACCATCTAGCTCTTGGTGTTTGCCTTGTAAGATTAACCACTCGCCAACCGTTAAGGGGTTGGTAAGTTTGGTAGGGGTGATGTGTGTGTTTTTGGAATGCTTATTCATGGCTTTTTCCTTAAAATTAAATCAAGTTTAAATACTCTTGATAATATCGCCATCTACCTTGTCAAAACCCAAATAAACGGTTTCGTTCATGGCGTGGGCGACTAGGTTATTGACCGCTAGGGGGTAGAGCAGACTGTGTTCGTGCGTGCCAGCTTTGGTGTGAGATTTGACGGTTAGACGCTGACTTATGGCATCAAGGGCGGACTCATCTAGTATGCGTTTAATATCGCCTCCTGCTCGCTCAAATTTGTGCTTTAAATAACCTGCTAATTTGCCGTCTGTCAAAGGTTCTAAGGTGGCAATCTCACAGCGTTGCACCACTTCACGCACGGTTGGGTTATTTTCAGCCAGCTTGGTGGCAAGCTCAGTCTGTCCAATCAGCACAATGCCAAGCAAGCGGTCAAATCCTGCTTTTAATTCATAAAAGCGTTTTAGGTGCTTTAAGGTAGGAATGGGCAAACCGTGAGCTTCCTCAATGACAATCAAGTGGCGATTGCCCGCCTTGTGGCTTTCGGTCAGAGCCTTGTGGATTTGGCGAAAGCGAGCCTCTGGACTTCTCTTGGGTTTTTCGCTTGGGGCGACTGCTTCTAGGATAGCCTCGGCAATGTGTACTGATTTCAAAGTTTTGCCCTTGATATCATTATCCTCCATTGCCAGTACATACGGCTGGGTAATGATGGTGGCTTTGCCGTCCTTAAAAATTCGGTCGTGCAAATCCTCACGCAGGGTAGATTTGCCTGCACCGCTCTCGCCAATGACCGCAAGAAATCCACCATTACTTGCCACATCATACAGGCGTTCACGGATATAGCGGACATCGTCAGATTTAAAAATATCGTCTGATGAGCGGATTTCGTCATCAAAGGGGTCTTTGGCAAGCCCAAAATGACGGCGAGTTTGGGAGTTTAGGGTGGATTTTCTAAGTAGCATAAGTTCATCCTTATCTTGACTTATGGGGGTTTTAGGGTTTTGGCTTTGGGTCAAAATGCTTGGCACGCTGACCCCATTTTTAATAAAATGGTTGGCAAGATTTGCCTTAAATTGTTTGGTATTTTTGCTTGGAAAAACACCGTGAACCACAGCATTAACAAGAGCGGTTTTGCTAATGCCCAGCTCATTTGCCACGGTCTGATAAGATTTTCCAAGCTCGTTAAAGGCGGTTTTCATTCCTAATCCTTATGCAATTTTTAAAATCGTTTTTAGCACGCTACTTTCGCTCAAAACCTCAAACACTTCATTAAGACCACTGGCGTGAATGCCATTAGGATAGCGTTCTTGTAGTACCTTGACCGCCAAGCTCCAATCTGCCCCCAGTGCCTCTAAGCGTGGTTTTAATTGCTTGGCGATGTCCACTTTTGATAAGACAGGCTCAGCAATAGTTTTTTTATAGCGACCATATTCCACGCTCTGCACGCCTTTTTTGGGCATATACAGCGTGTTGTCATTATCAAGCACCGTGTCATTGTGCTTATAGGGGTCAAGTTTGCCATCAAACGGTAGAGCCTTGGCTTTGCGTTTTGGCTTCGGCTTGTTCAAGCGTATCTGTCCCCATGGCGATTTTTTGAAGTTCTTTGGCGTGTGTTTGGGCTTTGGTGTCATTGTGAGCCTTATAGCCTTGTCCCACGATGACAGCATTTTCACGAAAGCCCATCTCATCAAATAGCACTTCTGGCACAGCCACCCAATTCTCGCCAACACCATCTGCTGTCGGTACACAGACCCTAGCACCGTCCACTTCCCACGGATTTTGAGCGACTAGGATTTTTTGTCCGACAAGTACAGGCAATGCTGAGACATCGTACACCTTGCCCTTATAGCGAATTTCAAGCTCTGGGGCGACCTTGGCTTCTTTTGGCACAGACAGGGCGAGTGATTTGCAGTAGTTCGTTGGTGGGGCGATGATAAGCTCATCAGGCTTTATCTTTTGCCACGCTTTATAGCGGGTTAAGCCGTGCCGTGAGTGAATGGCTTGGCTATTAAAATAACGTAGCCACTTATCACAAAGGGCGTTTAGAGTATCAATATCATTCACTTCCACAAACTTTAAGCCACTCTCAAAATGCGTCTCTACAATGTCGTTGGCTTTTTCCACTTGTCCTTTGGCTCGTGGATTATTAGGCTTATTGATTTGCACCACCACATCTAGGGCTTGGCATAAGGTCTTAAAAGCCGAGCTGGTGTTGGCAGAACCAGGGTCTAGCATGACCATCTTTGGTACGCCACGGATAGGGTCTTTACCGATGTCGGCTTTGGGCGACATCATACGAATAAAAAAGTCGCACAAATTTGCCGAAGTCTCCCCACCAAAATAATAATGACAATACACCGCCCCACTGGTATGGTCTGTACCTGTATATCGCCATACACGGTCATTGATGATTTTGACGACATTGGCAGGCTTGTTCTTATAGAACTCATCGTGGCTTGCCACACGCAGTCCTGTATCTTTGCCTTGTCTTGGTAAGTAATACAAGATGCACAGACTGGGGTCTATTTGCCACAGATGATTGGGGTGCAAAGACCTCATAGACACCACAGGGGCAGGCTCTAACAGCTGGTCTGGGTGCAGATGATAGGCTTTTAGCCCACGCACAATCGCCCCTACCGACAATGCTGTTCCGTCTGTGTGGCACGCCTGTATCATACCGCCCGCACGAAGCATCGTTACCGCTCGCTCCACCGTCATGATGCGTTTGCCATTTTTTCGCATACCCTCCATCACCACGCTACTGATGAGCTTGGCATCATCAAGGGTCAAGGTCATCTCGCCTTTATCACTTCTTGCCTTACGAGCAGGTTTGACCGCCACACTTTCTAGCTTACGATACAATGTAGAGATGCTCATTTGTAGCTCGTCCGCTTTGGCTTGTAGATAGCGTGATTTTTCGCCACGCCCTAGGTTTTGGGCGGTTTTGGCGATTTCGCCTAGGCGTTCTATCAAAGCTGGGTTTGGGGCTGTATTGTCGGTTGCCATTGTTTTGACCCTTATGATTATTTATTACACTTTGTCTTCTGAATCATCAAAAGGCAATGGCACATCTTAATCATCCGCTCCCACAGGCTCATCTTGTGTTAGCCAAACAGGGACTTCGCCTGTCGGAGGGTCCGTTGGTAGCAGGTATTGCCCACGCAGGATTTCACAGTCTAGGATAAGCTGATTGATGGCCCCCACCATCAGAGCGGTATGGTCAAAGCCATGGGTCTCGCCATGATTAATGAGATTGGCAAATATTTCACGCAGTTTGCTGATCTCAGAGCGAACTGTTTGTTTTACTTTTATCAAATCTAATATAATATTTTGGGCAGTATCGGCAGGTGTAGGTTTGGGTAGGCTTTGCTCTTTCTTATTGAGCTTTATATTAAGCTCGTCAATTTTCTTACCCTTCTCAGTAATGACACGTTCTTTTGCTTTATTGTCTTGTTCTAAATCGTTGAACTTGACTCGCATTTCATTTTCAAGATGGCGGTGTTTAGCACTAAGTTCCTCTATCATATCAATCAGACTTTCTTTATCCTCAGTCCTAACCGCCTCACCATTGATGATAAGAGCCTGTTCTTCTTCTGGCAGTTTGCGTAGCTTACGCAAATCACGATAACCTAACCCCATTCGCTGACTGGTTTCCAAAAAATCCTCGCCAAAAGTGGCTAGGTTTTGTAGGTCTTGGTTGATTTTTTCGTAACTATGACCTAATGCTTGGCAAAAATCTTGAAAGGTTGTAACCGTTACAAGTTTTCCATCGGTATCAATCAGTTGAAAGCCTTTATATTGCTTAGTTTCTTTGATTTCAGCAATCAATTTGATTTCTGTAACCGTTACAAGTTTTTTAAAAAATGCGGTTGCCTTTAATGCCCCAATCTTTTCAGACAGTCCGATTTGGGCTTCAGTTAGATTTTTACCGCTCATAGCAACCGCATTTTGCATATCGCTAATACTCATTGTTTGGTTTGTGTTAGTCATCACATTACTCCATAATGCCAGCCATAATACGCTGATTGGTTTCATTGATTTGGGCGTGTAGATTTGCTACTTGGTTGGTATAGCTTTGGGCAATTTGTAGCATTTGCACACTATGGGCGTAGCGACCATTATCTAGGCGAATGGCAAGCCCTGCTTCTATCAAGTCCGCCAAATCTCGACTGACATCAACTGCATTTAGCCCTAAATTTTCGGCAATCTCTTTATTGCTAATCCCAAAAAAGCTATGTCCTTTGAGTTCTTTTAGAACACTAAGTACTCTAAGACCTTTTTACTCATAAATCATTTTCCTAAAACCTTATAAAATAAGGGGTCAAAGTGGTAAAATGTGCGATTTTGTGCTATAATATCAGCCAAAAATCAAGCAGTTTTTGACCCAGCCAACTCTTGGGCGGTGCCATCATCATCAGCGTGTTTTAGCCCAAAATACACAGCGATTTCGTGGGGTTTGCCGTAGTTACAACGAGCCATACCATTTAGAACCTTATAGATGTCTTGGGGAAACCAGCCTTGTTCTTTGGCAATATGAGACAGAGGAATGCCTTTGGCACGGTACTCAGCTTTGACTTGCTTGGGGGTTTTTAAGGGTTTTTGAGTCATAACATACTCCGTTTTGGTTTGTGGGTTTTAAATCGTTTTTGTTGGTGTGTATATTATTGCTCAAAATTTTGAGCATTTCAAGTGTTTTTTTTAAATTTTTGGTCAAAAAAATGAGCAACTATCAAAATAGACTGCAAGCAGAGATTGAGCGAGTAGGAGTTACACACCTATCACGCAAATTAGGTATTGCTAGAAATACCCTGTACAACTGGTCAGAAAAGGCAAATGTACCACTGGATAAACTGATGGCAATGAGTGAGCACGGCTTAGATGTTACTTATGTGATTACTGGCAATCACACACTTCCTGCTCAATATTCTGAGCAGGATATAGCGATAGTTGAGAGTATTAGGCAACTAGACCCAAAAATGAAGCACTTTATTATGAAAGGATTGGAGTTATAAGAAGTGAGAAAATTTTCGTGTTTGGAACAAGATTGAAAGAAGAGCGAGCCAGATTAAACCTGACACAACCCCAATTTGCTGAAAAAATAGGGGTGTCAAAACGCACGGTTGTGGATTGGGAACAGGAAAAATCCAGTCCAACCATTAAACAACTCGGCTTAATGATAGAAATGGGAATGGAAGCGTACTATCTTTTAAATGATTTTCGCATCGGTCGCACCATCGGCGACTTAAAGCAACTCTCCGCTTATCAAGAGATGATGAGTGTGGACGAGGCGATGACCGCCCAGAGTGCAGATGAACAAGAACTACTAAGACGCTTTCGGCAGGCGAGTGCCGAGACACGAGCATTTATTATGAAAGGATTGGAGTGATAAAAGTGAGAAAATTATAGTCTCAATGGAGAAAATGATGTTAAGCAAACATAATAACAATCTCGTTCGTCACAGTTTGGCTCGTTGGAGTTTTTCAGGTCACTCATTTGATGAATGCGATGTAGTTACTTATCAAAAATTAATAGAAAAGTTATCTCGTCAAATATTTTTGAACGGACATTATGCAGAATTAGAATTATTCTGCAAAGGAAAAAGAAACGGAAAGACCAAGAGAAAAAGATTATTTCACGGCACAATTTTTGGCGTAATAGATGCTAGCTACCCAGCAAAAGAAGGTATGGTGCGAGTAGTCTTTCATGCCTACGATTTACTTGATAGTCTTGGTGAGCATAAAGAATTAAAACAAGCACTAATGAGCTACTACAATAACATCTTACCAAGAAAAATGCCCAATGGGTACAAGGGTATGTACCTTGCTTGTGTCCCCAATGTTGGTTTTTCGGCTGATATTTTAAAGTTTGCTGATGAATTATTGCAAGCTGATGGAAGCCTCTTTGATTTGTTGCTTGCCGAACTGCATTTGTTTACTAGGCAACAAAAGGTTAAATGTTTAGATTGGGCGACTTTTTGCACATTTTTTCAAAACTCTGATTATTATCGTTTTGCTAAGTTTGAGCTATCAAATAAAATACTCAATAATCACAAAAAACCTTAGTATAATCAACCATTGATAACGGTTATCGCAACTAAAAATAAACCCCCAATACCATTAGGTTTTGGGGGTCTTGGCTATTGGCAGTTCTAGACTGTCAGTAACTCACGGCTATCTAGTAGCTCTGTTCGTATCATACCAACAAGACTTGTTTTTGGCAAGTCTTTTTTTGTTGTCATCAAACCACCCACCCAAGCAATTTTTAAAACGCTTTAAAGGACTTATCACACTCATCTTGGCATAATATCCCCCAAATTTTAGCATAAGTTTGACAATGAAAATCTTGACCTTATCACAAACCCACAAACAGGACGGCTGTCGCAGGCTGTCAGCGGTGTGTGGCGTGCCAAACCGAATTTGAAACTAGGAAAGCAAGGGGATAATAAGTGGATAAGACTTTTATTAACATTGATTTTTGGCAACTTGTTGGCTTTTTATTGTCATTTTTGGGGGTATGTTGGGGTTTTGGCAAAATGCTACTTGCTCAGTTTGCCGCCCAGCAAGACGAACGCCAAAAGATGCAAGACAAATTATCTGACAAGGTTGAGCATTTAGAAACCCTATTTGCCGAACAAAAAGCCGTCTTGCCCGAAAAATTTGTCCTACGAGAAGACTATATCCGTAACCAAGCCGTCCTAGAAGCCAAAATGGACAGCATTCAAAAGACCTTGACCGACCTGTATAAAATGGAGAGCCAAAGACAATGAACGAAAAAGCACGCCGCGGTGGTATGCGTTGGCATATCATCAATACCTTGCACAAGGCTCGCCCCTACACCACTAGCGAGATTTTTTGCTGGATGTGATGTACGGGATTTATGCTGACATTACCGCCTTAGAACTTCGTCAGCAACTTGAATACTTATCCAATGCCAGCTTTATCAAACTTACCAAACAGCCAAACGGCGTATGGTATGCTGACCTAACTTATCAAGGGGTGGACATTGCCGAGTACACCACCGATTGTCCGCTGGGTATTGGACGACCTGACAAATACTGGCAATCTTAGGGGGCGGTATGGCACAAAGAAGCAGTGTTGAGCGGTTGCCAGAGACTGTCCGCCACGAATTAGAACGCAAACTTGCCGACAATGGCTTTGGCAACTATACCGAACTTGCCGACTGGCTAAAATCACAAGGCTATGAAATCAGCCGAAGTGCGGTGCATCGCTACGGCTCAAAGGTACAAAAACGCTTTGCCAGTATCAAAGCAAGCACTGAGGCGGCACGGCTGATTGCTGAGGGTGCATCTGATGAGGGTGACACTCGCTCGGAAGCACTGATGGCAATGGTGCAGACTGAATTATTTGACGCACTTGTAGAAATTGGCGATATGGACAATTTGGGGGCGGTTGAGCGATTTAATATGGTTGCCAAAGCCTCCAAAAATATTGCTGCTTTGACATCGGCAAGTACCAATTTGAAAGAATATCAAGCCAAATTACAAGTCAAAATTGAACAAACCGCCAGCGAAGTCGCCAAAGTGGTTAAAAAAGGCGGATTATCTGACGAAACGGCTGACGAAATTCGCCGTAAGATTTTGGGGATTGGAGAATGAGCCAGCCAAAACGCACGGCACTCAGCCAAGAAATTAGCAATATTTCTCGTAGCCCAATGGTGCTATTACCCTACCAACAACGCTGGTGTGCTGACACATCGGCGGTTAAAGTGTGCGAAAAATCACGGCGTATTGGCTTAACTTGGGGCGAAGCGGCTGATTCGGCTCTTTTGGCAGCCAAGACAAACGGAATGAATGTTTGGTATGTCGGCTATAACAAAGATATGGCGTTAGAATTTATTCACGACTGTGGCAACTGGGCGAAATTTTATGGCTTGGTGGCAGGCGAAGTGGAAGAGACCGAAGAGGTCTTTGTGGACGGCGATGACAGACAGGCGATTTTGGCGTTTGTCATTCGTTTTGCGTCAGGACACCGCATTACCGCCTTGTCATCTCGCCCCAACAACTTGCGTGGTAAGCAAGGGCGGGTCATTTTGGACGAAGCAGCTTTCCACGAAAACTTGCCAGAGCTATTAAAATCAGCGATGGCTCTGTTAATGTGGGGCGGTCAGGTTCATATTATTTCTACCCACGATGGGGTGGACAATGCCTTTAACGAGCTTGTCAATGACATCAGAGCAGGCAAAAAGCCTTATTCTTTGCACCGCATTAGCTTTGATGATGCCATAGCGGACGGCTTATACCAACGCATTTGTCTAAGGCTTGGTATAGACTGGACACCAGAGGGCGAAAGACAGTGGATAGCGGACATTCGGGCAAGTCATGGCGAGGACGCCAAAGAAGAGCTGGACTGTATTGCCAAAAATGGTGGCGGTAAATGGCTAAACCGTGCTTTGATTGAAAGTCGTATGAATCCTTACACGCCTGTCATTCGCCTTGATAAAAATGATGAGTTTGCTTTGTTACCTGAACATAGCCGAGCCAAAGAGATTGACGATTGGATAACCAACACCTTAGAGCCACTCCTTGATGGCTTAGATAAAAGTCGTATCAGCTTTGTGGGCGAGGATTTTGCCAGAAGTGGCGATAAGACCGTGATTGTGCCACTATTGCAATACCCAAATTTAATCCTAAAACCGCCCTTTATTTTAGAGCTTGGCAATATGCCCTTTGCTCAGCAAGAGCAGATTATGATTGCCTTATTAAAAGGCTTGCCAAATTTACGTGGCGGTGCGTTTGATGCTCGGGGTAACGGTCAATCGCTTGCCGAAAAAATGCAAGACACCTTTGGGGCAGATGTTATCCAAGCCATCATGCTGTCCGAAAGTTGGTATCGTACTCACACCGCTCCTTTTAAATCCGCCCTAGAAGATGGCACACTTACCGACCTACCCAAAGATGAAGATATTTTAAATGATTTACGAGCCTTTGAACTTGTGAATGGTGTGCCACGCATTCCCACCACTCGCACGCAGGGTGCAGATGGCAAAAAACGCCACGGCGATGCAGGTATTGCTTTGTTGCTGGCTCATTATGCCAGCCGTGAACTTAACATTGGACAAATCAAGGTTGCCACTCGCAAAGTCAAAAGAAAAAGCAAACTCACCCAAGGATTTTAAATGACAAACCAAAACCAAGCCCCAAAACTGGACAAAAAAGAACTCACAAGCCAAATCGCCACCGCCCATCGCTATTTTGGGTTATATGGATTTAGCCAAATTCTCCCAAATCCTGACATTATCCTAAGACGACTGGGCAAATCCAGCTTCTCTGCGTATCGTGAGCTTTTGATTGACCCCATTGTGGCAGGGGCGGTACGCCGTCGTAAGGCAAGTGTGGCGGGCTTAAATTACCGCCTTGACAGCGATTTGTCTGACAAACAACAAGCCGTCATAGACCAGATTTTTGACAGCCTAGACATTTATGGGCTGATTGGGCAGATTTTAGAGGCGGTATTGTATGGCTACCAACCCATTGAAGTGATTTGGCAGTTTAAAAATGGTGTTTGGATACCCGTCAAACTCATCGCAATCCCCCAAGAATGGACAGGCTTTGATACCAATGGCGAGCTTTTGCTGATTGACGGCATTACCAAAACCACACCGCCACCCTTTAAAATCCTTTGCCCGACCAACAACGCCAGTTTCACAAACCCCTACGGCATAGCTGAGCTGTCTTGCGTGTATTGGGCGACCGTCTTTAAGCGTGGCGGTTTAAAGTTTTGGGCAGAATTTGCCGAAAAGTTTGGTGGCCCTTGGATTATTGGACACGAGCCTCGCTCCAACACGGACGAAGACACAAACAAACTTCTTGATGCCCTAGAAGACTTAATGGGCAATGCGGTAGCGACAATTCCCAACGACAGTAGCGTGGAAATCAAAGAAGCCACAGGCAAAACAGGCTCATCACAGGTGTTTGACGACTTTATTCGTTATTGCCGCAGCGAGATTAACATTGCTCTACTGGGTCAAGACCAAACCACCGAAAAAGACACAAGCCACGCTTCGGCAATGGCAGGACTTACGGTAACAAAAGACATTCGTGATAATGATTGCCGAGTGGTAGAGAGCTGTTTTAATACGCTTTTGGCGTGGATTTGTGAGCTTAATTTTCACAATGTGAGTCCACCCAAATTTGTGCTATATGAAGATGAAGTGGGCGATAAGACCCTAGCGGAGCGAGACCAGATTTTGACCGCTCTTGGCGTGTCTTTTAATCAAAGCTATTATGAGCGGGCTTATAATTTATCGGCTGATGAATTTACCCTAAATGCCAAGCCAATGCCTACAAACACCGTACCAACCACCCCCAATTTTAGTGAAAAATCCTTCGTATCACAGGGCGATTTGTCTGACAAATTGGCGATAGGCGTGCCAAGTGATGATGATTTGACCACCCAAGCGGTGCAAATGCTGAATGATTTTACCAGTTTGGACAATGCCAATTTGGACAGTGAAACCGCTCTTTTGGAAAAATTAGCCAGTCTTTATCCCACAATGAACATCGATGAACTACAAGATAAACTGACCCAAATGCTGTTCATTGCCGACACGCTATCACGCTTACACACCCAAGAAGAAATGGGGCTGCAATGATGAGTAAGATTGACAAACTTACCGACAGACAAATTAAAGCCCTGTTTGATATGCCGCCTGAGCGAGCCATTGAACACCTAAAATCCAAAGGCTTGCATATCGGTTGGGATTGGACGGACACGCACGCCCTTGCTCACGCACGAAGTTTCACAGTAGCCAAAATGACCGCCCTTGATATGCTGTCCACCACCAAAAAAGCGATAGAGCAAGCAATGGCGGACGGCACAGGCTATAAGGACTTTGAAAATACCATTAAGCCGTATTTGATACAGCAGGGTTGGTGGGGTGAAACGCTGGCAAGAAATCCCAAAACAGGTCAGACAGAACAAGTAAAATTAGGGTCAAATCGTCGCCTTAGAACCATTTATCACACCAATCGCCGAACGGCTGTGATGAGTGCCAAATATGAGCGAATGAAAGAAGCGGCTCACACCCACCCTTATTGGCAATATTCCGCTGTCCTAGACAGTCGCACTCGCCCCAGTCATTCAGCAAGGCACGGAGCAGTCTATGCCCACGATGACCCCTTTTGGTCGCATTCTTATCCACCAAACGGCTTTGGTTGCCGATGCACTGTCAAGGCAATCACGACAAAACAAGCCGAAAAGGTAGGCATTATACAAAGCAGTGATGAGCGAATTTTAGGCGAAAATGGTTTTGGTGGTAGTCCTGTTGCCGGTCATTTGTTTGATAAACTTTGGTATGACAAAGCCCGCCAAGCCCTAGGGCAAAAACACGCTCTGCAAGAGATTGCCAAAGATATGGCATCTGATGTGCGAGTGGCAGGGTTTTTGGCGTGGGTTCGCCAAAGCCAAATCAATGGGCAAGTACAGGAGCGGACTTATGGGGGGGGCGTATTGCCCCAA